ATGATAATTTAATTTGTTCTCTCGTTTGTTTTTCATAATCATCAATTTGTCGTCTTTTTTCATTTATTCTTTTACGACTATCTATATCCAATTTAAAAAATTTACTTCTAGTATCTAGTGGTTCTTCTTTTGTACCTTTACCACTTCTACCATATGCATCAAATAAATTATCTTCAGATATTTTTATTTTACCTAGTGCATTTACTATTAATTTAATAGCAAAATTGATAGATTTGTCTGACTTTGACATTAAGTTCATCCACTTACCATCTATTCTATCTATATATTGCTCTTCTATTTCATTAGCAAACATACCTTGACCATCTGTACCAATGAAATCTAATGGTGTAAAATAACAACCATCATCTGTTAATAATTTTTTTAAATCTCTACCACTTATATTTATATTAATATCATTTGATGTAGTGTTTATAGATGTACCATCTACTAATCCTATCATATCGTATATATTATTTGGTAATTTGTCTTTAGATATAATAAAATCTTTTGTTGTTTCTAATCTATTGTTAGTCTTGTCATCGTTCTTAGTATTATTTTTATTGGTAATTATTTCTTTTTCAAGTGCTTCAAATCTAATAAATATTATATCATTTTCACCTATTATGTTTTTAAAAAATAACTCACTTCTTTTGTTATTTGAATTTTCATATATTTGCTCTGATGAATGATATTCAAATGTTTTTTCATTTGTAATATTTACATTTTTTAATTTCCATCCGTTATCATAATAACAACTCAACGGTGGTAAACTTATATTCCAATTACCGCCGTCTTTACTTACACTAGTGTCTAAATTAGATATAAATGGAGTTAGGTTTATTATATCTCCGTGTAAATCATATTTATCTTGTTGTTTTTCAGCTAATGCCTTACACCACATCCAAACAGTTATTTGTGGTAAATCTTGTTGAAATTCGTTTTTATAAACCTGTTTATATGAATTATTTTGAATATCTTTTTTTATTTTTTCTAAACCATCACCTAAGAAAGCCTTTGTACTTATGGAAAATATTTGAGTGCTTTCTGTTGCTAATATCTCATTATTTAATCTATCAAACGGAATAAGTAATTCTGTATTTGTTTTTAATAAAGTCAAAGATATGCTATTTATATCGGTTATATTATCGGCTTCTTGTTGGGACAACGAATCTATAAAAATTTTATCATTTTCAAATTTTATTTTATATTGTTCTTTTTCACTAGGATTATATGAATTATATACCCTTTCTAAATTAGTTACCCCAGTTTCTCCGTCATATTTCATAAAACCAACAATAGACCAACTCGATACTAAAGAATTTAATTGAAATACGAAATCCTGTATAGTATTTATCGTTTTAGTATTGTGTGAATATTTATAATATTTATCCATTATTTTGTATATCTAACACTCCAAACCTTATCTTGATTAGCTTTAAATATTTTTAAAATATTATCCATGTTGTTTTTAATTGCTTCAATAGCACCTAATGCTGCTTCATTTTGAAATTTTACAGTTTCTTTTTGTTCTTCAGTTGTGTATTTAGATGCTATGTCAATAGACGTAGTTTTATTTTTATCTAATTCTTTTCTTACATCTTCTTCAGACATATTTTGAAATCTGCTCTTGTCTTTATTCCACATTTCTAAAAACTGGTCTGTTTGACCTATATTCCAACCAAATTCATTTTTTAAAGCTAATTTGAAATAGTCGTTTTTACCAAATGAACTTTCTAAGTTTTTTACAACTGCGGACAAATACCCTGGTTCTCCCATTCCTTTTTCTTGTGCTCCTAATATATCCCAATATGACGCTCCTGGTTTTAAATTAGCTAACGTTGCGAATCTTCTAGCTTGTTGAAATTCATTCTTAGGATTCATTAATGCTGATTGCATTCCTTCTAGTGTTCCTGTAAACATTGGATTTCTAACATCAAAAAACCCTTTACCACCTGCAAATGATGCCATCATAGCTGATGTAGTATATGCGCTAGTAGAACCAGTGTTTTTAGCTATCATCTCCATCAATGAATTATTTATTTGTATAAATCTACTTAATTCAGTTCTATCCCCAGTTCCTAATGTTGGGTCGACTTTTTGCATAGTTTGTTTAACTATTTCAGCAGTTTGCATAGCCATAGTACCTCCATAGGCACCACCTTCATGTCTTGCCGTTTCCGCTAATCTAGTAACTAATGATTGGTCTAATCCGTATCCCCTTGTTAATCCTAAATATTCTTCTACTTTACCTGTAATATTTTTAGATGTTCCGTACGCTCTTGCCATTGTAGTAGCTATCGGGTATGTATCTGCAACTGATATTCCAAATCTTTGTAATATATCACCTGGGTCATGTCTTCCACCTGTTACACCCCTATAACCATAACTCATTATTAATTCTTTTTCTCTAGCTTGTCGATGCACTTCTCTTTCAGCTGACCAAGTATCAGTTGCAGTACTTATTAATTTAGCTAAAAATGGACCAACTATCGGTATTCCTGATGCGGCTGCTGCGCCAAGTCCACCCCCAGCTTGTATAGCTGCTTGTGCTGCTTTTTCTGAAGTAGTGGATTCTGTTAAAAGCCCACCGACTTTACCTATTGCATTTTTAATTACATCAGCGGCTATATCACCAACTGCTACTGCACCTGCAGTACCCCAAAACCCTAATGCGCCTTTTTGACCTTCTTTTTTCTCTCTACCTAATTCAGCTTCAACAAACTTTGCAATGAATTTTTCATCTTCAGTAGCACCTTTACCACTCTTAACTCTACCGACAAAGCTTTGAGCTTCTTTTTTATCTTTTAATAAATCTTGACCAACCCCGTATAAAGAGTTAACCATATTTTCTAAAATCTCATATGCTTTAAGCTCTGCTTCATATTTTTGTTTTACGATTTCTAACTCTCTTTCCTGGTCTCTTTTTAATTGAGTACGCGTTCCCTCTGTAGCAGCTCCACGTAAAGCTCTTCCATATCTATCTTCTATGTTACCGGTTTCTTGTAGATAAGCGGTTCTACTTTTACTAGCTTCGTCAAGTATTGGCTTTAAATTAGATTCTAATGTTCTTCTAATATCCCTAAAACTTCCACCCTTAAGAAATGCATCTTGTAATGCTGAAGACATAGTTTCACGAGCATATTTAGATGCCTCATCAAATGTCTTTTTTAAATCGTCTCTTAGACCTTTAGCATCCCCTTTAAATCTTAATGTTGCTTCAGCCATTTTTATTTATTTAATTTTGAAACATCGAAATCATCAAACCATTTGTCTATTTCTTTTTTAGATGTTTTTATATCTTCGTTTCTTTTTTTCAACCAATTACCGGTATCTCTATATATTTGTAAGTCTTTTTCCTTTTTATCTTTATCTTTAAAATATTTTTTTATTAAATTGTCTTCTTGAATATCGATATAAATATCTATTTGATTCATTAGTAAATGTTTATCAGAGCCGAATGATATATTGTGTTTTTTCCTCCAACGGTAATCTAAAGGAAAAGTAGAATTCCATTGGAATATAAAATTTTTTATATTTTCTGATGTCATGTATATTATTCATTAGCATCATTATTTTCTATCGGTTCTTCTTCTTCGTCTTCATCATATTGTTTTAATATATCTAACCATTCTTTATACCATGGAAAAAATTCTTTTTTAAATACTTTAACCATTTGTATGGTATCTACTGGGTTTAGCTCTAGTAAATTATTTACTCTTAAATCTTTATTTAAACCTGGTATTAATACTGAAAAATAAGATATAACATCGATTAAATCTAATGCTCTATTAGAATTAATCATTCCACTAGTCACTAAATTACTATACATACCGTTAGCTAATGCTATCTTCTTATTCTCTATTTCGATAAATTGAGCATTTGTTGGAAAATTAATATCATAATTATTTTCCTTAATTTTTACATTGATTTTTTTTTGCAATTCTTTCATTTTACGATTTTTATTTAATTATTCACTTACTTATAAATAAAGAGGTGATTAGAATTCCAACCACCTCCCTGACAAACGTACAAACATCAAAACTTAATTATTAAACATACAAAATTGGTGATTTATACATAAAAGATTGATTTCTACCAGAAATTTGCCCTTCAGTAACATCAAAACTTTCTGAATCTAAAAATGCTTCTTTTATTGTTGCATACGGTTCTTCGTCTGGTGTTATAATTCCTGTTTGAGCATTTGTTGATAGTGGTATTTTTTTATAAATATCTATCTGTACTCCTACTTCTTGTAATGTTACTTGATCAACCCACTTTTCAGTAGATGATGAAGTGTTATATGTTGCAGCAGATACATCTCTATTTATTGCACCTGGAATTTGTGATTGCTTTAAATCTATAGCAAAAAAATCACATGTAAGAGTACCTCTCCAACTCAAAGCTGGTAATTCAGATGGAACTATTGTTCCGATACCTCTTACTTCTCCACGTTGAACGTTTTCAGTAACACGTATTCCTTTCATTTTCCCGATAACAGTGTTACCAACCTTGATTATTCCTATTGCTCCTGTTAAAACTTTTGTATTAGCCATATATTATAATTATTATATTTTTATTAAACAATAGCACTATCCGTAATTGTACCTGTGAACAATAATTTATTAACAGGATAATTTGGAACGAAATCGTAATCTATTTTATAAGTATCTCCTACTACAGATACAATAACATTTCCAAATGAAAGTATTAAATTATCTAATCCTTGTGATGAATTAACTTCTTTTGTTGTTAGAAAACCTTCAGTCCATGTTTTAACTGTAGCTGCGCTTAACGAACCTCTAGTTACTCCACTTGGCTGAGATAATAATTGTCTTTTAGCATTAATTATAATTTCTTTATTTAATTGCGCTTTTATTCTTTCGATAGAAACTTCATATGAATCTCCTACTGCATCAATTAAATAATCATTATTTTGAAGTGTATTTATGGATTGTTCTATAATGAATGCTCCAAATTCGGAATCATATTTTGTAAACAATACTCCTTTATCTAATGCTAATAATCTTTCTTTCTCTTTCATATCATGCATATCAGCATCCATATCTATTGTTTTAAATGTACCTGGAACTTGTGGTTCTAAACCGGCTATTCTTCCAGTTACGGCGGCTGCTTTGATAAAAGAATCATATTCCTTATATCCACTTCCATCTATCTTAGTTTTCTTTAAACCGGCGTGTACAACTACTACCTTTGTTGTATTAAAATTTTCAGCTATATCTGTAGAGCTGTTAGTCCCTGTTAATGCATTAGCATCATTTCCACCACCGATAATCAAAAATTGTCCATATCTAGCACTTGCTAAATATTCAACTAAACTTGCGTTATATGCATGTTTTCCATTTGTTGCGTATTTATCTGATAATATAAACGTGAAGTCTAAATCACCGATAGATTCGATTATACTTGTAACATATGTACTTCCGTAAGTTTCAGTTCCACCTATTGCTAAATTATAACTAGAAGAATAAAATGATAAATCTGTAGCGTCTATTGAATCAGCATCTACCGTAGATGTTTTTAATTTAAAATATTGTTTAAATGTAGCGTTAGTATTCATCCAAGTTACTAATTCAGATATTGTTGACACTTCTTTAGATGATACTATCAATTGTGGTATTAAACAGTTTGTTAATTCTAAATCACCGTAAGGGTCACCATCGCTGTCTGTACCAGTATAAGTACCTACATAAAAATCAAATATATATTTTGTATTATCTAATACACCGGCTCTCATTTTACCAGCATAACCTTGTATCAAATCAGAACCACTTAATACCCCATTTCCAACAGTGCCTTCATTTAATACTTGTAATACTATTTCACCGCCATCGATTATAGATGTTGATGTTGAATGGTCTCCAAATGTAAACGTTAATTCAGCAGGTGTTGCTGCTTTTGCAGATATAAAATATAAATTATCTACACCTTTTACTGTTCTGTTTTTATCTGGATAAAATAACCACTTAGCCGCACGATTAAATGCACCTCCACGTATTGTGTTTTTAAAATCAGTTAGTGTTGAAAAAGATTGTATAGCCGCTTTACCATTAGTTAATGTACCTGCTATCGCGCCACCACCATAACCACTTCCCAAACCAGTGTCTATCAATATTACATTACCGAATGACAATGATGAGGGTGGATTATTAATTCCACTTTTAAAACGTGAATATGTGCCTGGTTCACTTATAGTTTTATTTCCAAATACTATCTTTGTTGCCATATATACTTTTTATTATTTTTATTCTTTAATTTCTTTTTCTTTATCTTCAACTTGTTCTTCTTCTTTTTTAATCCATTTACCGTCTTTTTTTATCATCTTTTTTTTCTTCCATTCTTTTTCTTCGTTTTCTGGATAACCTTCCTCTGAACATGTTTCGGCTTTTTCTAAATCATAAATAGAACGAACATAATATGTATTAACGTTATTACCATCTAATACTTTATATTCTTTCAAGTGTTTTAATTCTTCAGAAGATTCAAATTCTTCTCCTTTTTGTAAAAAATCGTCTTTTATATCCTTAATATATTGTAATAATTGCTTATCTGTAAAGATTTCTAAATCTTGTGATTTAACTAAATTAATAAAATCTTGTTTTAAAATTTCGTTTTTATTAGTTACATTAAGATTGTGGAGTATGTTCATGTGGTTTTATTTTAATTTTAATTAACTATACTTATAAAAATAATAAAATTTTCATTTAAAAAAAATATTTTAAAAAATATATTTTTATATTTTATATATGTGGGGTAGTTGACCCCAATTCTATATCTTTTATTATTTTATTTTTTATCGTTGTTGGCACTGTCATCTCTATAAAACAGTTCAAAGTTAATGCTCTAATAAATATATGAGGTGGTACTATTTCTGGATTTAATTGCAAATCTCCACCACCTAATTTTAAATTCCTTAATCCAGCTAAATCGATTAAATCTAATATAGCAATTAAAAATGCTTTTAATACATTATATATTATTATTACTTCATTAGTATTATCACTAGATACTATTATTTGATAAGTACTGTTAAATGTTCTAGTGTGTGTTTCGTAATATGTTTCACCTGTAGTATCTACTATATTTTCTTGATAACCAGTATCTACACCTAAACCATCTTGATATGCTTGCTCTGATGGTAAATTTATATGTATTGTTGGTATAGCAGCTCTATCTGCGTCGAAAAACATTCTAATCTCTAAGCATCTAGGGTGTGTTCTATCTCGTAAAAAAATATCTTTTGCTTCTGTATAGTAATTTAATCCTAATTTCTTTAATTCTATACCGTTTAATATTTGATATAAGAAAGTTTTTCTTTCATCTGTCGTTTCTATCAAATCTTTTCTTATATACTGTAAGAAGTATTCTAAATGATTATATAATATGATTTCTGGTATATTTATCATGTTTTTTATTTTTTATTTTCCAAATCCTTTAGCTTCTAAAAATTGGTCTATCAATCTATCTATTTGATTAAATAAATCTAAACTATTTAGTGTTTTATCTTTTAAATTAAGAGCTGTAAATCCAGGGTGAATCCATGATTCTGGATTACTTGTATCTGACACTCTTCTAAAATTTATATATTGAGTATGTTTTGAACTTCCTTGTAATTTAGTTTTTGTTAAACCTTCAAATATAGATGTCTTTTGTTTATATTTTTCAAATACTTTATTTTCTCCTATTTTTTCTTTTCCTACTTTAGGTACTCTATATTGTTCTGGTATATTATTTATTTTTAATTTTTCTTTTGGTAATAATTTTTTAGCTTCATTTTCTACTTCTTTAGGCATTTTTGCTACAAATATAGAACTTTCACCTAATGAATTTGATGTTACGAATCTGAATGGAATAGTTGTATACCAACCACCGCCTTTTTTAACTTTTACTTTTGGTCCATGTGAAAACCCGTCTTTCATATCAAACGCTGGTATTCCATTTTCTAACATATTTGGAAGAGGTGATTTACCAGCTGATAACTTTACAAAACCGATATATGGACCCTCGTCACCTAAAATAAGTGAGTTTACATAAATTTCACGACTACCCTTTAATTCCCTAGATGCTATTCTTTTCCATTGTTCGTATGCAACACTAGTGACCCCCATAACAACATATGATACTAGTTCATCTATTTGATTATTAGATAAAGAAAATTCTTCGGCTAAACCACCAACATCTATTTCTATAGGTATCATGGAGTGTAATCATTTGAAAATATGTAATTACTATTGAACTTTTCGTAGTCGATTACGTAATGAGCTCTACGTGCAATCCCGTGCAAAGGAAATGCTAATGGTTCGTCTTTGCCACTATCTTCATTTATAACAAAAGAACGCATTACATCACGTGAACTATCTATTACGTGAAATGTTAATAAATGTTTGTATCTTATAGATAATCTTAATCCATCTTCTTTATAATATTTTCCATTCAAATAAAATACATTGTTCTCAAATGTAAAATCATCATTTTCTTTTAATCTTTTTAGTTTTTGATTTGGGTCTATAAATAAATAACAATCTGTTATTTCTTTTATATAATAATTTGTATATGAAAATAATTTATCATTATATAATACGGGATATATATTTTGACTATGTACGGATTCACCGTCAACTAATGTTAATTTATCCATAAAAGCTATTGAGTCGGTATCATTACAAGATACTGACACTGTCCCCATTTTTTCTTCACTCCATTCTTTAAATTTAGTTTCGATATTCATTCTTTGGAGAACCATTCTTGTTTTAACTTTATTTAGAAATACCCAACCGCTACCACCACAATTCTTACAACTAGATAGATTGTCCATTCCTTTAATCTTACAGCTGCAACGAATGGCTTTTTCGTGATATAATTCGTATCCCTTTTGATATATTAATGAATTAAAATCTTCTTTAACAAAATCCTGCCTAGGAAATCGATACATTTCAGGGGCTGTTTTATTTATTATAGGTTTTGTCATTTTATAAAGATATTACTGTAACTCCTTTATAATAATTATATAAATGTTCTTTAGCTATTTCTAAATCTTTCATATACCCATTAATTCGTTGTGAAAACCCTGATTGAGTTGTATATGACTGTGATAAGCCATCTATCGATATACTTTTACTTGTAATCCCTGGTGTCCCTAAAATTAAATCACCCAATAAATGAAATACTCCTATTGCAGCAAACTTACCTATAAAATTAAGTATATCTTTTGGTATTATATCAAAACCCGTTGTGTATACAGCTTTCCAATAATTAGGTATAGTTGAATTTGCAAAGAAACCTAGTGGAACTACACCTGAATATATTGTACTGTATTGTACACTAGTGGCAGCGACGGGGACAACATTTATCTGTCTAAACCTCATATTTTGTTCAGTCCCGTATTTTATAGATAACCATTCCTTCGGAATATCCATTTGTTGTACTGTGTTAACAAATCCTTTTAATTCAAATATTTTATTAACTGGATATGCTGTTCTCATGTACCCCCATGCTTGCCAATCACTTAAAAAATAGTCTTTAGATTCTTCTATTATTTGCTTTTGTAATTTTATTCCCAAATAATGCTCTATTTCTTCTTGAGCTGATTGTATGTAAAATTTTAATGTATTCGCTGGTATAGTATTACCGTGTTTATCTGTTAGTGGTACCCCATATAAATATAAATCTACAAATTCATTAACTGATATTGGTAATGTATTTTTATTATATTGTATTTTGAAATTTATCATTTATTTACATTTTTTTTATTATGTATTTAATAAGAGATAATTTATCTAGATGTTCCCATTCGCTAGTCTTTAATTCTGCCTTTTTTGCAATATCTTGTAAATCTTCTATTTTTAATTTTGCTAATTCTTTTGCTTTTTGTTTATTGTCTTTGTCTTTATTTATTTTATTATCACTTACTTGTTCTATCTTTTCTTCTTTTTTTACTTCTTGAACATCAACTTCTTTTTTACTTTCAATTTTGTTTTTTTCACTTTTCTTCTCAACTTCAGATAATATTTCTATATCATAATCAGCTATATCTGTAATTTTGTTACAAGTATCTGTATTAATATAACCAATACCGCTATTGTCAAATAATACTGTTTCACCTTCTATTACCATTAACCTATTAAATCTGTGTTCACGATTTGTTTTTATTTTTACCTTTTCCATTTTTACATTTTTTAAAATTAATACTATTGTTTTTAATAAAAAACCTCCTCCAAGTTAAATTGAAGGAGGTTCTAATTTATATTAAGCTATATTGCTTATGTAAGATCGCTTCCGATATTAATTAATCTTGTAGCTTTTCTTGGAGCATATAATTGAGGTGTTCCATAAAGCAAAATCATAAATCGAACAGCTGGAGCTAATAATGCAAGGTCCATTTTCATTAATGGTGCTAATTGTTTGAAAGAATAGCATTCATCATTGTTTTGAATTAATAGAGCTTGTTCTGTACCAGCAATAAATCTATTTCTATCACGAACAATACCTGCACCTGCACCGTCATAACCAGCAGCTAATTGAGCAACTGATACTGAAAACAAAGGATACATTGGTGTTGTACCGATAACTGTAGCTGGATTAGCTTGTGACCTATAAACTCTATAACCTGTAGCTGGATAAGTTCCACCACCATCTGCAAATTTAACATCACCTGATTTAGCTGATGTGATTGCGATAGTTCCTGCTGACAAAGCTGTTAAAGGACCTTCACCATATCTATTAACTGAAGCTACTGCGTAAAAATAATCACCTGCAAATGCAGTACCGAATCTATTTAAAGTATCTACTGTAGCTGCTACTGGAGTCACTCCGTCTGGAATGATTGCTTCAGGTGCTTTTGGAGATAATTTAGCTGCGCTTACATAACGAGGAGGGTCTTGTTTCATAAACTTATCATACATCAATTCGATATCACCAAATTGAGATGCGAAAGTTTTAACTCTTTGACCCATTACACCTGCAGTTGTATAAGGAGCTGCTGGTTGGATAAGCTTAGATTCGTGGAATCTTTTAACAAAATTAGATAATACAACTGGAGCTGCTGCAAGTAAATTACCTTCTCCATAATTTTCAATAATACCTAATTGAGCTGATTCAATAGCTGCTTCTGTTAAAGCTTTTCCTCTTAAATCTACAACTGAATTAGAATCTTGATATTGGTCAAGTGTTCCTGCAAAACCATCAAAATGTTGTTTGTAAAGACCATTCCATTCTTGTGGTATAATTGAAGAATCTCCGAATGTTAATGCTTTATCAGCAATTCTTAATACTTCTAAAGTACCATTCTTTGTTTCTCTTTGAATAATGTTACCAACCATTGTGTTTACTAACTGCATTGGGTGTGTAACTGATTTTACTTTGTTGATAAATTTAACCAACTGTGCTTTTCTAACGTAAGTTGAATCGTCTTCTTCACCTAATTCACCTTCATTGGTAAATCCGCCGCGACCACTGCCTACAGAAACTAATTGATTATATTCTTCAACTGTGTTGAAAGCTGGAAGTTTTGGGATTCTTTTCCAGAATTGAATATCACTTTCTTGGAAAGTAATAATTTTTAAGATGTTTTCTAATGACTCAACTTTTAACGGTGCACCACTTGATGCTGACACGTCACTACCTCTTAATTCAGTAGCTGCTAAAGCTTTCTGTAATTCTTGCATATCGGTAGCTGCCATTTCCCCCATCCCTTCTACTGCGTAGTCTGATAGACCAACGCCCATTCTTAAATTTTCCATTTATTAATTTATAATTTTAATTAACACTACCGGTTTTATTATACAATTTCTATTTTATATTTAATCACTTATTGGGTGATAATTATATTCTTTTTAAATAAATCAACTATAACAGCTTTTTCTAGTTGCCTTGTTGATTCATATGATGATAACGCTTCTAAATATGTATTATTAGCTTTACTTAAATCAGCGCTTGGGTCGTTTAAATCTATACCTAATCCTTTATTTAATTCAGCTAATATTTCTTTTTTGTTTTTAGTTAAACTTAAACGTACTCTTCCATCGTTATTTTCTTCACTATCGAATGCTTTTTCAATAGCTGTAGTAGAAATAACTGATTTTCGAGCTAGTGGTTGTCTTTCCAAATGATTAACTCTTTCACTTATTTCATTTAATGTGTCTAACTCACCCTTTTTTAAAATACCAAGTGCTTGAAATTTATCATCGTTAGTTTTAATTAAACCAGAAATCATTTCTTTTAAAGAATTAATTTCATTTAAATAAACTTCACTTTGAGATTTGATTAAATCTTCAAAATTTACACTTTCCTTTATAGATTCGAGTTCTAAAGACTTTTCCATCTTTTCTTCTTTTTCTTCTTCTTTGTCTTCAGTAACTTCTTCTTTTTCTTCCTTTTTGTCTTCTTTCTTATCTTTTTTAACTTTTTTCTTATCTTCTTTATCTTTTTCTTCTTCTTCTTCTTCTTCTGTTTCAGTTTCAACTGATTCACCTTCTTGTTTAGCTTCTTTTTCTACTTCTTCTTTAGAAGAAATTCCAGCCTCAGGGGCTTCTTTAGATTCAGCTTTTTGTAATTCTTCTTCAGAAATACCTAAAATTTCTAAGGATTTTTGAATTGTTTCTGGTGTTATTTCAACAATTGCTTTTTCTGATTTGTTTTCTTCAGCCATAAACTTTTTATTTAACTTTTAACAATTATTTATTTACAATAATTAAACTATTTTTATAAAAATAATAAAATATTCTTTTAAAAAAAATATTTTTTAGTTTTTTTATTCATTATGATTAAAATAACTATTTTTTATTTTTGACTTTATATAATTAAATCTTTCTTCATTTATTAATCCATCTTCATATGCTTTTACAATAGTAACCAAAGATTTAACTACAATATTAGGATATTTTAATTGTTTTTCTACATCTTCTTTCTTGAGAACTTTACCGGTACCTTCTGTAGCCATTAGGGCTTTAGTTATAACTTGAATATTGAACTCTTTATCTACTAATATTCTATCACCATTAGGTTTAGTTACGTCTAATATATAGTATTTACCGCCGTTAGCTAAATTTTTATCGTTTTCTAATACATTTCCTTCTTCACCTTTTTCTACTTCTATTTCAAATTCATCATACACTAATTCTTCATTTTGAATATTACCTTTAACTATGTCTAACCAAGTTCCACCGTTTTTGGGTGAAGGTGTAATCGCAACCCCCGTAATTAACGCCTTTGTAACTATTTTTGGATTTTTTTCATCCCTAGCCAATACCTTTCCTTCAATACTCCATCCTAGTTTACGTGTTTTTGAATGATTGTTTAATGTTTTAGCAAGGTCGTATGCGTTGCGTGCTAATTTTGAATCTGGGTATAACTCTGCTTCTATATAAAATTCATTTTTTGGTGTTATTTTTGCTATTGTTGGTTCTCCTATAATAAATTGTGGGCCACCTGTTTTTTGACGATGGTCCCAATTTACAAACCCGTTTTTTAAAAAATATGAAGTATCGTAACCCGATGGATCTAAATATTCTTCATCGGTATCTTTTTCCGCTGTAGAAGCTATTCCACCAACCTTCATTATTTCATTTCCATCTTTATCTTTTGCTTTATTTATCTCTATACCAGGGATAAAAAAATTAAATCTATCTTGCTTCATTGTATTAATTGTTAATTTTATACTCCTTATTATATATTTTCTCCAAATTATTTTTTAAATCAACCAATAATTCTAATTCATTCCAATTTTTACTAAAAATATAATTAGAGTGCTCGTTTTCTACTAATGTGACTTCATATTTATCATTAACCGGAATACATTCAAAATAATATATTATACAATCTTTTGATTCGAATGTAAATATTTTTTTACAATCTTTTATTTCTATACCTGTTTCTTCAATTACTTCTCTTTTAATACCTTCTTCTAATGTTTCACCTTCATTTAAATGTCCGCCTGGTAAGCCCCATTTATTTGGCTCAAAATTACTTTGTGACGTTCTTTTCAAAAATAATATTTCATCTTTATTATTTTTAATTATAGCATCTACGTAAATTGTTTTTTTCTTTTTCTTATTTTTTAATAATTCTTTTATGTGTTCTATTACCTCTGGGAATAATGATTTTTTTAGATTGTTTATTTTATTACTTTTAATAGTATTAGTTAATATGCTAACACCCCACCCTTTTTCTATAATTTTATTTTTTATTTGTTTTTTTATTACATCAAATCTCTGGTCGGATATTTGTTTATTTGAATATGCGTTAGTTATAATTATTATTGATTTAAAAAAATCTTCTTTTTCTTTATCTATAAGAATGGGGTTGGATTTGATTATATTGTTTATTTTGGTTTCTGTTTTTTCAATATTCTTTTTAATTTCAGCGCATTCTTCTATATAAGAAACATAACGTTCATTGTATTTTTTTAAAATGTTCTTTTTGATATTATGTAAATCGTGCCCGTCATCATTGCCCTTAACTATAGAATTAGTTAATTCGTTAATTTTACTTCTACATCCCTCCGTGAAATCGTATTGTTGTAATACTAACTCATCTAATTCCGATTTATATATATTGAGTGATTCTTCTAATTGAATATATTGTATATATATGTCCTCTATGGTATTAATGTTTAATATGTTACGTAAGTTTGTTATCATTTTATATAATTTAAAAATCTAAATTAACTAATTGTTGGGTTGTTAAAGTGTATTTTTTATTATCTTCTAAATTATTAATAAGTGATTTAATATAAACACATTCTACTATAATATTTATATACTCTGGCAATATATTATTATATTCTTGCATGCTGTTTCTATCTTCTTCACTTACAGTATTAGTTTGCCTTATGTTAATTATTTCATTAGTGTCTTTATATCCTGTAAATATTAATTCTGTGGCATATTCTTTTGGTAGTGTTTCTTTCGGTATATTAACCCCTCTTAATTGCCAATTACTTATATAACAAGTCGGTTCGATATTTATTTTATTTTTGATACTGATTAAATTAGATAAATTTATTTGCTTAGTTTGCTCTAATTGTTCTTTTTTTATTTCTAATTTTTCTTTTATTTGTTTCCCTGTTTTTTGAAAACAGATATTATCCGATGCTATATTATCTGATATACTTTTATTTATTTTGTCTTTACTTGATATAACCCTCATTTTACGTAATTTACCAGTGGTATCTTTTATAACCGTTTCCTTGGTTTCTAAATGTACGTTAAGCGTTTCTAATGACTTTTGTATCAAATCCATATTATATAAATATTTATGTACTTTTATAAAAATAATAAAATTTTTTATTATTTTATAATTTTATATGAGTTAAATTAGTTTCTCTTCTTTTCCTATTTTTATTTTTATTTTAGATTGTCTTTCAATTTTTCTAGTCCAATTTTTATCTTCTTTAGTATAACCACCTGTTTTTTCATCAAATTCAAACCCTAATGGGGTTTCGTGGGTAGTACAGCGGCAAAAAGGGTGAGTTGGTCCTAATACTGGTTTCCATTTATCTTTAGATACTCCGATATTATCTCTATTAGCTATTAATTCCTTTAATTTAAAAACTTTAGGTTGGCTTAATAACCCATTTGTTAAATATAGTTCTTGACATTTATCACAAGCGCCGGTATATACGTCTTTATATACTTCCGCATCTTTACCTGATTTTCTTAAAATAGATATTGCTCTACCTTCATCGAACGCTTTATGCATCACATAATCACATATACGACCTAAATCTCTATTCCAATCTTTAGTTTTTTCGCCTAATCTACTGACAAAATCTTTTATTGTTTCTCTATTTTGGATTGTTTTTATAGCTTCTTCTTGTATTATTTTTTCGTACTTTATTCTTTTTTGCTTATTTTCTTTATTAAATATATTTTTTATACCATCTACTATTCTATTACCCAATCCCTTTATATCTTTATAAGATTGATTTTTTACTGCAGTTAATACGTCTTTTTCGTATTGTGTTAATGGTATGAATTGACCGCTATTTATATATTTTTTTAATCCATCAAATGTCATTTTTTGCGCAGCTGCTTTTCCTATTACTTCAGATATAATACCGAATTTAAATGCATAGTCCATATCGGTTGCCGCATGGTGTAATAATTCCTTTGTAAAACCTGCTTTTAATAGTCTATTTATATCTTTTTCAGATAGAATATCTGTACCTATATTTTGTGCAACGAATGATAAATGATAATCTTCTACTAATTGTAATAATTCTTGTATTTGTTTTTGAGATAACATTTATAAGATTATTTTACTTATTTCTTCCCAATTACAATATAATGCCCTGTCATCTATATATATATCGGCATATATTTTGGGATATGGATTGAAAGATAAACCTGGTATATTAGCGTTAACAGCATCAAATTCTATACCTTTATTTTTACAAAACACGACTGCTTCTGTTAAATCTTTTCTATCCCCTTCATCATATCTACAAGTCCATAAAATTAATTTATGTCCTTCTTTTTTTAATTTTTTCAAACACTCGAATGCTTTTGGTATTTCTTCTCCGATTTCTGGATATTTGTGTTCTACTAAAGTACCATCAAAATCTATTGCGAATATCATGTTGTTTATATTTTGTTGTCTCTCCTAGGCTCGAACTAGGACTCTTCAGAATCAAAATCTGACATGTTAGCCAATTACACTAAGAGACAATAATTTGTAGCGGGGGTTGGATTCGAACCAACGACCTTCAGATTATGAGACTGACGAGCTAACCACTGCTCTACCCCGCTATATATTTATAACCATGGAAGTTTATTAAATATATCACCTAGTGGTGTATCTCTTAAATTTTTATATAAATCTTCTTGGTTTCGTTTATTTACTTTCTTTTCTATTTTATGAAACTTTATTCTATTTTTTATTTTGTTTTCAGCATGTATTTCATTATCAGCTTCTATTTCCACTTTTAATTTTTTTCCAAATATTTCAAAATACACTATAAATTCCATAACGTATAAATATAATTAAAATTTTTCAAACTTAGATTTTTTTGGAAATAGTTCTTTTATAACTTGTTTTAAATTATCATTTAACCCGTTATCATTATAACCTAAATATAATTTGTTTTTTAACATTTTTATTATTTCTTCTACTGTTTGTACGGGTTGTTCAAAGCATGCTTTTTCATTTGTAAGTTTTACTTTATCACATTTTATATTATTAAAATACATCGTATTTATGGTATATCCGGCCCCATCAATAGCCCAATCTTTATATTTAGTATATGTATCTATAAATCGCCTTCTATCGTATATGACTGGTATATGTGTTTCATAGTTATATATCTTTTCTATTTTGTCTTTTTTTAATACTTCGAATGAATTTTTTAATCTTCTTCTCCATCTATTCATTTTCTGAAAATATGATTCGTTTAATTCTAATTGGTATAATGGTTTTATTTCTCTACTAAACATAGGTTGTAATAATAATTGGTCATCAGATATTCTCATAATATAATCAGATACAGACCTTCTTTCACATATTAATAATGTTTTTTTAATAATATTAGCATCTTTATTATGTAGAAATGTATCTTCACTTTCTATATGCACTATATCCTTTACCCAATCAGGTTTATGTCCTACTAAATATATTATACCTAAGTCTAAAAAATTAGTTTCTAAACTTCGTAAACAATATCTGAGTTCGTTATTTTCCCATTTACTCCCTATACCTAAAGGAATTATTACATCTATCATTATAATTTAAAAATAAAGTTTACCATACTTTAATCGGTTTAAGTCTCTTGTTTTTAGCTAAATTTATAAAAATCATTAAACACTCATATCTTAATTTCATAGATATGTGTGATTTTCTTTTTTTTCTTCTTGCCATAATTTTAATTTTAATAATATTTATAAATTAATTTAAAAATTTCACTAACCTTAGACATTACCTTTGCTTTTTATATTTATACCGAATAATTTTAATTTATTTAATCTCAATTTTATTCTTTTCTTATTAAAAGATATTTGTATATTGATGGTTATCAAATTACTAAATAATTCTGTTGTTTTTAATGCAAATGACATATAATTATTTTAAATGGTTTCTAAAAACACGGCCTTCTAATAATCTATAATAATGTAATACATATACTCCTTCCATAAGTAATATAGGCATATTTAGATTTAAAACAGCTTTACTGAAATAATTATCTACTGCTAATATACCAACTGTTCTAAATCCACCTATGTGTTTCCATGTACTTTTTTTAAATAACATTAAATGCCCACTTATTATCTTCTTCAACGGTTTTACCAATAACCTTCTTTCTCTTTGTAATTGAGTGGCTAACATTTTATGATATTTAATATCAGAATTTTCAGATATTTGATTTGTCCAACATTGCTCTAACGTACCAACCCTGTTAGTATAACATGTAAATAAACCAGTATCTGGATATAAATTTATTATTTCTTGTAATTGGTGCCCAAAATCAGGGGTTAAAAACATAACATCTGCATCTACTAAACATATCCAATCATCATCATTTGGTACTAGCTGTATATAATCATTATATGCTCTTCCGAGTCTTTTCTCAAAACTATATGGTGTAAAAAAATATATCATTACCTATAAAACTTCAAATATTTCATACCTATTTTATTTATATCAAATTCTTTTGGATTATCTCCTTTAGCCATACCGTATTGTATTTTGTTTTCATCTATGTAACCTAACTTTATTAACTCCTCTCTATCTTTATGCTTTAATCCTAAAACATTTATCCACCCGGGGTGTCTGTTAGATAATGCACTTTCTTCTATATACCTCATACAATGATTTTCGAGTGTTCCTATGACTTCTTTTCCATCATTATAAGCTAATTTAGAACCTTTAATTTCAAATTCCCACGGCGTCCAATCATTGTTTAAATATGATAATAAATGTTTCGTTCTCCATAAAGATATTTGACAACTTATTCTATATGGCGCTGTTTGAGCTAGTTTAAATATTTTAAATGTGTCGTGGTTTTCTATGATTTCTATTTCTTTTTTTTGACTAGCCCCGTAACTGAACTCATATCTAACTATATTCTCATTTGATTCCATTAATTTAAAAACCTTTTCGTATATATCTTTATTAAAATAATCGATAGGTAAATAATCATCTAATGAAAATATGCAAAATTCGTTTTTATCTTCTTTGATAACATTGTATAAATCTCTAGTCCATGTTTGTATTGTTTCTTGTTTATCTTTTATAGACATAAAAATACAATTATCTAAAGTTTTTGGCCTTTCTGTAAACCCTAATATAATTGGTGTACATATATCAAACATACTATCACAATATTTATTATATAGATGTATTGTGGTGTTTAATATCCAAGCTGTTTTATCACAAGTAACGATATAATTATTCATCATTTTTTACTACAAATTATTATTCTATTATCTTTTATTTGATTAAATGTTGGTTCTTCTGGTAAAATTTCTATTCTTTTAAAATGCTTTGCCATTTGCCCTATAAAATAATACATCATCATTATGTCCCTAAAAGACGTTAAAAAATATGCATGTTCGGCGTGCTGTATGACGTGTTTAATATAGAACATTATTCCATTTTTATCCAATTCTGAAATACAGTGGTTGCTTATTACCAAATCTATATCTTGACCGATAGTTATATTATCTGTGTCTTCAAATACAAACTTTTCATAATTGTGATTAGTTTTGTGTAAAAATAATTTTGCAACATCTAAACTCTCTGTTATATCTATCAATCTATATTTTTCTAATAGTTTAGAATTTTTTATCACTCGTACATAATTAACTATAATATTAGCTAATCCACCATAACCAGGGCCTATTTCAACTATGTTTTTACATTTTTGTAAATAAAATCTCTTTTCCATATCAGTCATTACTTTTAAATAAAGCATAGAACCAGCTGATATTTGTCTTCCAAAAACGTCATATAAACTAGGAGCACCTATAGCATCACTTGCCTTACATATATCTAAAACATTTGGGGTTAACATTTCAGGATAGTTGTCTTTTATATAATGACCATGTATTCTTGTATATTGATATGGCCTAGCATTTACGCTTATAAATTGACAATAATCTGCATCTGTTTTGAAATATTTCAAATCAGTTTCTATTGCTTTTCTACAAGCTTCTTTAAATTTTTCTTTTTTTGGTTGTTTCCACGTTCCGTCGAACTTCATATACTTATTTTTGATAATGATGGAAATTTTTCATTTATTATTGTATAATGTATTTTGTTTTTTACGCCGTTTATTTTCACTCTATCTTTCATCCATGGAACATTGTCTCTTTCGATAGAACCCCTTCAAATAATATTATAGCTCCACCTTGTATTAATTGAATCGTTGAGTTGTATAATTTTAATAATTTACCACCATCGTTATCTATATCAATATACATCATGTCAAAATTTTCTACATTAGTCACCCAATCCCAAAAATCCATTGTTTTTATTTTAATTATATTTTCAACACTATATCTTTCTATATTTTCTTTAGCTTCATTATAAGTAAAATTATGACCTTTCAAACAATCTTTTACATTTTCATCCCAACTATCATATGTTATTATATGACCACTATTATTTAATTCTTTTAAAGCTAATGCCATTGTTATAGCTGTTAGCCCTGTTTTAGTACCAAAATCTATTATTTTCGATGGTGTATTTTTTATAACTTCATCATATAGTGTATCCAAGTATACATATTTATGTATGCCTATTTCCCTTTTTAATTTTTCTAATTTTTCCATATTACCAACCCTTCTTTATAGTTTCTGTAATATATTCCCTATCTTCATTTGCCACCCACCACCCATTTGGTATACAAACCATTGTTTTAACAACTTTCTCTAATTGGGGTAATTGTGTTTTAAAGTCGCTTACACAAGTGTGTTTATCGTTTCTTTCATGTACTCTAGAAGTCATTATACCTTTTTCTGTCATATATTTTATAAAATCATCTCTTCTTTCTATATGTATAGTATGAATCCATTGTGATGAAATTCTATCTTGTTCTTTTTCTATTACTGTAATACCACTTGTATTTAATAAAGCAGTGTCAAAATAATTAGAATTATTTCTATGTTTGGAAACTACAAAATCAATAGCTGGTAAATTGTGTATACCTATAGTTGCATTAACGTCATTCATGTGAAATTTATATCCCCATTCATAAATGTTTTCTTCGCATCTAAAATCCTTTTTATTAGATTCTCTGTCTATGCCATACCACCTTAATAATTTAGCTCTTTCATAATTTTCTTTGCTGTTAACAAACAAGCAACCACCATCTACTGTTGTAAAATGTTTTATTGCTTGAAATGAATATGCTCCATTATAATAACAGCTTAATTGATTACCTTTATATGTACTTTTCATTGAATGAGCGCAATCTTGAATAACAATAGGCATAAATCCATATAATTCTAAACACTTTTCTCTTATTTGCTGTATTTTCGTTAAATCAATTGGATAACCACCCCAATGAACTAACATTATTATTTTTGTAGTAGGTGATAATTTTCTTTCAAGGTCTTCTAAATCCATATTACAAGTATCATCTACATCAACCCATTTTATTTTCATACCATTAGCTAATATTGGCCAATTAGTAGCTGTGCAGGTTAATGGTGAAGTTAATACCTCACAATCCTTTTCCTTAAACATATGTAATAATGTATGTAATGCTGAAGTAGCTGAATTTACAGTCAAAATATATTTATTTTGTAAAATACATTTTAAAAAATCTTCAAATTCTTCTACTTTTTTACCCTGGCCAATAAACCCAGACATTAAAACTTCTTCTAATTTAGCACCAATATTTGGTGTCATATGTACTTTGAATAGTGGTATCATATATTTTTTATTAAAGTGTTTTGTATATTAAATGAATAGTTATTTTTTAAATAATCGTAACTTTTGTCTATTTGTTTTAATCTTTCTGCTGGGTTATCTAAATAATATTTACATAGCTCGCCTAATTTATCTACGCTACTTGTAACTATACATTCTTTCAACCAATTAAAATTAGAATGTTCACATGTTTCAGCTATTAAAAAATTTCTTTTACATATTAATGGAGCTATTCTTGACATATCGTTATCTAAATTATCATAATAAAAAAAACATAAAACGATTTTAGTATCTATTAATGTTTTTTCTAAGTTTTTACCGTATATGTTTTCTAAAATAACAATATTAGGTATTGTTTTTTTTACATTATCTAAAATATTTATTCTTCTTTCATTTAAAGCCCCGTAAAATAATACATCTATATCTTTACTCTCTTCTTTTTCTATTTTCCATATTTTAGAATACCCTATATGTAAATTTGTAGAGTAATCCCATACCTCTATTGCGTTATTTAACCATATTTTATATTCTTTAAAGTCTTTACAATGTAATGGCTCTGTTTGTATTGCTATATATTTTTTCTTTCTTATTCCTTCTTTAAAAGAGATATAATTCAATATATAAATATTTTCATCGGTTATATCTATATCTTCACTAGCAATATTTTTAATTATTGCAGATTCTATACCCGATTGTTGCAAATAATACTTAACAACCCTCGCTAAAGACTTAAAAAAACTATGATTAGTTTCGTGTATATAAATCATTTTGCACAAATTATTTGATGGTTATTCTTATTATTTACCGCAGGTGTCTCAAACGAAATATTTATTTTACTACAATATTCACTTAATTTAAGTACGAATAAATTTATTGATGTTTGATTGCAGTTCATTAAAAAATAAGCATTATTACATTTACTTATTACCTCTTTTATATAAAAGATCTGGCCTTCTATGTTTAATTCAGAAATACAATAGTTACTTATTACTAAATCATATTTATTTTTTAATTTTATCTCATTAATATCAATAAATAATATTTTTTTAAAGATATTTTCATCGACTAATTTCTCTAAACTTCTTTTAGCTATTTTCAGGCTTTCTTTTATATCTATTATAGTGTATGAGTTGAATTGGATTAAATCAGATATAATCTTACATTGCCCCCCATTACCGCCACCTATTTCTATAATATCACTATTATTTAAATCCCCAAAATATAATTGTATATCTCCTAATATTTTTATCATTTGTAAAGTACTTGAAGATAATTTAATACCTTCTAAATCATGTACTATTGGATCTCCGATTGAATCATTTGTTGAAAATTTATCAAAAAAAGAATAAAGATAAAAATATTTTTTTTCAATGTATTTATAATATTCCATTGCTACGCTTAAAGGTTTACCCGGACTTATAAATTTAGAGTAAACAGAGTGTCTTTTAAAATTATGTATATCTCTATTTATTATTTCGCTACATGCTTGTATATATGATGACTCTATCGGAACCCAAGTACCTTTAAATTTTTTCATATCATTTTTATTATTTCTTCTATAGTAAATTTTTCTACTTCATTAGAATTTTTTCCATCTTCTAATATCTTTTCATGTAAATTTTCTCCTTTTTGTAAACCTATTGTTTTTACATTATTTAAGTATATCTGTTTATCTATATCATGTGGTAAGTATTTATCAACCATTGCTAATAATAAATCACCTATTGATATAGATTTCATTTCTGGGCAAAATGGAGAACTATTAGTAGCATTTTCCATACAATTAAATATCAAATCTATAGCTTGTTCTACTGTCCAAAAATATCTAGTTGCTAATGGTTCTGTAATAACTATATGTTCTGCGTTCTTTATTCTTTCTTTCCACTTACACAATACTGAACCTGTTGAATATAATACATTGCCATATCTAACAATTCTATATTCTATTTGTGTATTGTTACTTTCAAATTGTCTAAATAATTTTTCCATTAACATTTTAGATGCCCCATATACACCTGAAACCTGTGCGGCTTTATCTGTACTTATACCTAATATAAAATCCATATCTGATTTAGATGTTTCTTCTAATATATTTAAACTACCTATAGTGTTTGTTTTTATACACTCTCTACTTTGTGTTTCTGCTAATCCTACATGTTTAGCTGCTGCTAAGTGGAATATACCGTTTATATTCATACATGCTTGGTGTATACTATGTACATCACATATATCACCTGTTAGTATTTCTATAGATGGAAATGCTTGTTTTAATTCTATTAATTTACCTTCATTTCTTGATATAACTCTAATAAGTCCACCTTGTTCTAATATTCTTTTTATTAATGATTTACCTAAAAACCCAGTACCACCTGTAACTAAATACAATTTATTTTTTTCTATCTTTAATTTTTTTTCCATACCTCTATTTTTTTTAATTGTGTAAGTTCTTCCAAAGTAAATAAATAATTTAATGGTTTGCCACCGACTTCATATAAATTCCAGTTTTTAAAATATCTTAATATGTCTTTAAGTGTTTCATTATTTGCATAATAATCAAATTTTTCAAATTGAATATATTTGGTATTATATCTCATATCACCCAAACCTAACATTACTTCAAAATCCCAACCTTCTGTATCTATTTTTAAATAGTCTATTTTTTCTATATTGTTTTCTACGCAATAATTTTTTAATGTTCTTAATTTTACTTTAAATGTATCATGTAAATCATCAAATTTTGGCTCTTCTGTCCTATGCATCATAGAACCGTACTGATAATATAAATCTATTTTAGTTTCTTCCCTACCCAATCCGTAATTATTGAATTTTATATTTAGTTTATCTTTTATTTTTTCTAAAATAACACTAGGGTTTTTCATTGGGTCGAACAAATGTATTTCTAAATTATTATTTAATTCATAAAATATATTATCGTTTTTACAACCAACATCTATAACTAATTTCAATTCTCCTATAATTGTTTTATAGAAATCTACTTCTTGTTTGCTTACTTCTTCCATAATTTTATAATTTATATAAATCATTAAATGATTGAGCTCCTCTTTGTGGTCCTCTGGTTATTTTTCCATACCATAAATCTAACACATTACCTAAATCTACACTAACAGCTCCTTTATTCGCAAACCAATTACTATATATTTTCCCGATGCAACCAGCTCCAATTATACAAAGCTTTCCACTTAAATTATCTAAACTGTTTATCCATTCTTTTATTTCATTAAATTGCTCTGGATAATGTTTCTTACCAACATAATCAGGGGTGTATACGCTTTCAGGTGCTATAATATATGAATGTACGTTTTTAATATTTGGGTATTTTCTTTTAAATCCTTCGTTCAAATCCCTACATGAAATATAATAAACAGAATCTACTTGTTTTAATAACTCATCTAAACAACCTGCTTTTAACATATCCGTATGAACATCTATAGAACAGTATTCTACTCTGTCTTTTATACTTTTAACTTTTTCTTTCAATAGTTCTGAAGCTTTTTTCCAATACCCACCTATTTTTTCAGTATGTAACTTTGTTGGAATACCTATTAAAGAACAATTTTCATATGCTTCTATTAAATTATTTATTATTTCTTCTACGTGCTTATCTTCTAATATATATCCAAATTGTTTTATAAAAAATTTATTTAAACGTGCTCTATCATCAAATCCGCTTAATAATATAGCTTCACCATCACCTATACGTAGTAAAGAATATGATAATTCGAGTTCTAATGCTTGCGATAACCTTTTATATACATCGTTTGTAGTTAAGTTTATTTCCATTACTTTATTTTTTTATTAATTGTTTTTGTTTATGTATGTGTTTAAATTTAGTTATGTATGGATTGTTGTATATATTATAACCATCATCTATCTTATTAATTTCAATATTCATTTTCCAAGCTGCGTACATTTGTGATAATTGGTCTCTTTTACTTCCATTAAAAATCTCACTCCACCAAATAGAATTAAATTTTTGTATATCATATGTATTTTTCCTTACTATTAATCCAGATGAAAATAAACCACGATTAGCTGGGTAATGCTCTTTTTTATACTTAATCATCTGGTTCGTTATCAGGTCCTTATTATCTAAACCGGCCTCTATACATACTCTAGCTTCATCATATATACATGTTTGAAAACTATTTATAGAACCGTGTTTATAACACGCTATTTGTTTATTAGCTAATGCTTTTTTAATAAATTCTTCGGTGTTTGTAAAATTGATAATGAAAGAAGAGTCTACCCATATAGTATATTCATATTGTGGTAAAACTATATGTGAATTTATTTTTACGTATCTAGCCGCTCTTTGAGGACAAGAACTAAAATTATTAAAATCTATTTTACGTATATTGAATTTCGTTGATTTGTAATTTGTATCGGTAAAATAATAATAATCTACTTTGCTATCAATATAAGATGGTTCATGGAAATCATCATAATTGTTGAAATTACATGTATAAATCGCGATATTTTTCACAATGAATTTAAAATTACTTATTTAAGAAATCCTCTGGACTTATGATATTCATCCATTTTTCTTTGTTTTTAGCAAAGTTATTGTAATTTAATTCTAATTTATTTATTAATTTTTTTTGTTTACCCCTAGTAATTACTCCACAACCCATATCTGTATTTATAACAAACATGTTTAAGTCATCTCTATTTTGGCGTAGCTTAACCCAACTCTTCCAAACATCACCTGTCCATGCTTTAGTTTCTCTTGGAATTATTTGCATTTTTTCGTCTTCAGGTAATAAATCATGCATTATAATTGTTCCACCTTCATTTAAACAAGCTAGTGAATTTATAACATCTTTATCTACTTGTTCTGAATGGTGTAATCCATCTATAAATATTATATCAAATTTATCTTTATGTATTGCGAAATATTCATCGGAAGTACATTTATTAGTACCGCCTTTTTCTGGGTCTACCCCAACCTTATGAATAATGTTTATATTATTAAATGTGGTATTGTTTTGACAACCTATTTCTAAATACGATTTATAATCATTTTTTTTTATAAAATGATTTATTATTGTGATTCTATTCATTTAATTCTTTTTAATACAATTACTTTAATATAAATTAAACTATATTAAAGTAATTGTTTAATAAACAATATTATGTTTAGATGAAGATACTACCTGAATCAGATTCGTCAGTATAATCATACGTTGTTATTGTATTATCTGAATCAGTTCTAGTTAATTTTAAATTATGTGCTTTTGTGAAATTCACAAATTCCCCTAAATCATGTACTAATAATTGAAAATCTAATCCGTGTTCGATTTCTGAATCACTCATATCACTTATACTCATAACAGTAAAATTACCGTTATTTCCCTTTAATAAATCTGTTCTATAAGTTACGTTAACTCCGTGTGAGTTAGATAAATTTAATACTGCCATTTTATTTATTTTTTATGGTTTATAATGCTCTACTTAATGTACTTATTATTGTTACTAAACCTCCGGTGCATGTATTTTGTTTAATTTTTAATATTATATATTTTGGAGATAAGTAGTAACCATCCATCACTTTTCCGCAATCAGCTGAATTTAATGTTACTGATTTTGATAAATCGTACCAATATTTTTCATCTAATTTATCGTCATTAGTACCAAATAAAGATACAGTTGAATCCAACGTATCTGTCATATCTTTTCCTATTATATGTATGCTATATGTCCAGCTTCCGTTTATTTCCTTGGATATAACCTTATCACCCTTACTTATATCATAATCTTGTATTAAGACTTCTGTTAATGATGGTTTATTTTCTGCTTGCATATTTATAATATTTATGTACTTTTATAAAAATAATAAAAATTATGACAAATAAAAAATATAAATAAAAAAAATCCTTTATTCGAAATTTAAATAAAGGATTTAACACAATTAATTAAAAAAACTCAGACATAAAATTTATTTATCTTCTTTTTCTATCTCTTTTTTAGCCCAATTTTTAGGTTTTGCTTTTGTATAATATTTTTGGTCTTCTGCTAAATGTTGTAATGCTATAGTTTTAGCTTCTTCTTCGTCATTAGTATGTTCTTTTTCTATATCCACACCTAATTCCAATTCACCTCTTAAATCAGCTAATCCTTTTTCATATTCATCTTCATTATATTTTTCTTTAGCTATTTCTTCTAAACTTTTTACTGATTTAAGAGACTTGTTGGATAGATTAGCTTCTGTATCTTGCATATCCATATAATGCTTTTCTATTTTATCACATTGTTTAGATTTATTTAAAAGTGTTTCTAATGCTTTGTTTAATTTATTATCATCTTCTTTTTTATTAGCTACATTTTTATCTTCGAAATTATCTTTTATTTGTTCTTTTAACATTTCTTTAGCTGATGATTCTTTCTTTTCTTTATTAGCTTCTAAAAATGGTTTTATTCCTAAAATTTCAGATATTTTTTTATCATATTCAACTAACCCTAATGTTTTACCTGGATTTTCTTTTGCATATAGTTCTTTTACTTTGGTAAATATTTCATTTTGTACTTTATAGTGTTCTTCGAAAGGAGCATTTTTAGAACGTAATTCATTAACTTTTTTAGATAGGTCTTTTATTGAATCTATTAAATGTTTATTATCTTCTTTCTTATCCCTTTTATCTTCATGTTCAAATGCTAGTCTAGCACTTTCTAATATTTCTTTTTCATTACCATTTTTACGCTCTATCAAATTAGCTAATGTTGCTCTATCCCCACCCGAAAAAAGAAACCCTTCGTCTTGAAGTTTTTCATGCATTTTATTAAATAATACATCTATATCTTTACTCTCTTCTTTCTTATTTTCCTCTTTACCTTCTCTTTTATCACTTATTTTAACCCAACTTCCATCAGTTTGTTTTTTATATCTTCCATCATTCCAATCTCTTTCTTCACCAGCTACTGCTACACCTTTTTCAATATTGTCTATAAATGGATTATCTAAATAAACTATTTCTTCTGCTTTTTCTATTTTTTCAGATTCTTCAATATTGTCAAACATATTACATGTACCTAATGGACTTATTTCACCATCTACTAATTGACATTTATTATCTTTGATATAATTTATACAAAACTTACAAGATTCTAATTCATCACTTGCTTTTTTTTCATAATCTACTTCTGTTTTTGTATACTTATCGTCATCTAGTTCGGCTTTAGATAGACCTGCTTCTGACATTGCTATTGCGATGGCTTGTTTTCTATCTTTAACTTTTTCACCTGAACCTGAATGTAGTGTTCCTTTTTTCCATTCTTTCATTACTACAGCTACTTTATCTTTAGGTAGTAACTTTTCTCTTTTTTTAGCGCCTTCGCCTAATTTATCTTCATGTTTTAAAGCACGTTTACCACCTTTTTCAAAGGATTCTAAAATATTATTTTTAATATCTTCATTAGCTTTTAAAATTTCTTCAAATTGATTTTTCATCTTTATAAATTTTATATAAATATAATATATTTTTCAATCACCTGTCCAATTATGAGAATTTTGTCCGTACCCTCTCATTCTAGCTTCTTTCTCATCTTGAGATAACTTACTTTCTTCTTTTTCTCTTGTTTTTAAGCGTTTATTTTCTATTTGTGATAGTAAATCCTTATTTGTTTGTTTAGTTTTTTCAATTACAGTTAAAAATTCTTCAAATAAAGGTTTTAATTTTTCACCTTCTTTTAACAAATAATCGATTTTAGGTAAATATTTTTTAGCTAATATTTTTTCTATATCACTAGAGGCATTTTGATAGCCGCTACGCGATTCTTTTAACTTATTTAATAATCTTATATAATTATGAATATTATTCTCCGTATTGGCTTCTTTTGGGATATATGAATTCCAATATTTTTTCATTTTTTCAAGCCCTTCACTCTCTTTCCAAAACACATCATATGGACGAATCGTATTTATATTATTAAATACTGTATTATAAATATGTTTTTGCTCATTATCTAATTTTAATTCTATTGATAATGGTTTTTCATCTTTAGCATAAGAACTTTGCCCATAAAATTTTATTTGGTCTTTGGTAAGTGGTTCTTTAACTGCTTTAGGTTTTCCGTCTTGTAAAACTACTTTATATCTATAATCGATATCGCCTTCACTTTCTTTTGTGTTGTTTGTAGATACTTTAACCCATTTATTAGGGGCGACTTTTCTAACCTTTCCTATTTTCCAATCCCTTTCTTCTGAAATATTAGCTTCTTTACCACCTTTAAAAAATTGATTTTGTAAATTAGTTTTAAATTTATTATGTATATCTAAATTATCAAGTGTTATTTGCTGACCTCCATTTGCTTCATTACCGAATAATTTAGAATAATCTATAATTTCAGCACTATCTTGTATTACTTGGTTATCTATTTGGGTAAGTACTTTTAGTTGCTTTTTATTATTTATTATATCTTCTAAATTATTTATTCTCATGTTTTTAAAATAGTTTTAGCAAATTTTTTAGATATTTCATAAGCCATTTTTTTTAATTCTATTTCATATTTTTTTTTAAAATCAGCTTCGTATTCTAATATACATTTAAAGCGTGGTAAATCCCTTAATTTTTTAGAAAGTTTTTTAGGTTTCTCAGCTTTACTTATATCACAAACCTCACACATATATTAAATCAAACTATCTATTTGTGCACCTAATCTTACATGCCATCCTTTTATTACATAAGTCGGCGTATAACCGGCTGTTACCATTTCATTATATTTTTGTGAATAAGTTGTAGTAGATATTAATTGAATATCTCCTGTGCTTGCATTAACGAATAAAATTTTTGAGTTCATTTTTGTTTTATTTTAAATTATTATTTATTTATCTTCGTGTATTAATACATCTATCCATTTATTAAATGATTTTAAAAATGGGTTGTTTTCTTCATTTTCAAATGGATTACTTTCTTCAGTTGTTTGCTCTTCTTCATTCATTGGTTCATTATTAACTTCATCTGTAGTATTGGTATCACCTTCCATTTGTTGTTGCTGTGCTTGAGATATTTTCCATTGATAGTATATACCATTTGAAATCATATCTTCTTCGTTTAAATCTTCTGGTAATCCGTATTTTTTTCTTATTTCTTTAAATCCCATGAAATTACCAAGTTTTTTAATATCAGCATCTAATACCTTATCTTGATTTTCTACATCTAACCCAGTCCAAGTAAATTCAAAATCTTTATTTATTTGTCTTACTAAATATTTATTAATGTTAGCTGCTATAAATCTTAATAATGGTTTTAATCCTTTTTCTTGTGAAAATTCTAATTTATATTGTTTATCCCCTTCAAATAAAGAAGAATTTGTACCATTCATTTGGAACCCTATTTCACTTGGGTCCATTTTATATAATGCACATGTAAGTTTTATCAAATATTCTTGCCAGTGGGCAAATTGCATATCTTGATTAGACATTTGCATATTTACAAACTCCATCTTATCTGCTTCTATTACGGGGGTTTTCCAAGAATTTTTTACACCGGCCACTTGTGCTTGCCATTGCTGTCTAAATTCAGCTAATCTTGATTCATTTATATTTCCAGATAATTTTAATATACCTTTTGGGGCTGCGCCTTGACTGAAGAAGTTCCCATTGTATGAATCTCCATACAACATCCATGTAACTATTTTAATCATATCCTCTAGTTCGCTTCTTCCATATCCATTTTTTCTTATACTTGTTTCTGGGTTTCTTATTCCGAAACATAACTCCCATGGATAAAACTCTGCGTAAATAACTTGATTTAATATTTGAACGTAAGATGGATAATATTCTATGTTATTTTTTATAACAACATTATCTTCTGTTTTTTCTTTATTCATAGCCAATCGATAAGTAGCTCCATCTGTCACTATAAAATCTATTAACCTATCTGCTCTATCTCTTCTAACTTCAAAAGTAGCTTGGTCTAATGTTAAACTATCGTTTGTAAATTTACGCAAAAACTTATCAAAATCATCAGTACTCCATACATCGCCTAAACAACCACCACTTTGAATAAATTCTGCTATTTCTTCTATTGTTTTTTTATCTTCGTTATTTAATTGTTCGTCTTTTTTTGATTTTCTTTTTCTTATTTTCCAACCTAGTTTTTGGTCGTCTTCTTGATATTGTGAGCATGCCGCCACTTGTTCAACTCTAGTTGTGATTATAGCTTTTATAATAGGAGATATAGCCATTCGCCTTAAAGTATCATAAGTCACCCCTGTGAGCTTATCTTTAAACCCCATTGATTGACTCATCATATAAGGGTCCATGAAATAGGATTTTGTAGGTAATCCTTTTTCTTGTTGACCGTAATATTTACTAAATAAAGTATTAGCTTTTAATAAAGTCTCAGGGTCTTTAGATGTTAGGGCCTTTTGTAGTAATTGTTCAGTTCCTATAACAGCTAAAGCTCCTTGTTTTTGGAGCTCTTCAAATTCTTGTATTATATCTTTATTTGTTTGTTGAGTTGCTATTTTATTTTTTTTAGGCATTTTTTATTATAATGCTTTATTATATAATTTATTTTTAAATTATTCTTATCTCTTTTATCTTTATGTTCAAATGCATCTCAGTATATTCTATCATTTTCAGATACTACTGCATCTCCAGATACTTTAGCATTTCCAGATACTGATGCATCTCCAGATACTTTAGCATCTCCAAATACCCAAGCATTTCCAGATACTGATGCATTTCCAGATACTTTAGCATTTCCAGTTACCCAAGCATCTCCAAATACTTTAGCATTTCCAGATACTGATGCATTTTCAGATACTACTGCATCTCCATATACTTTAGCGTTTTCAGATATTACTGCATCTCCAGATACTTTAGCATTTTCAGATACCCAAGCATTTCCTTGTAAATTACTTTCTTTTTCTATTAAACCACCTTTTTCGCCTTTTTTAATACCATTAAAATCTCTAATGGCTGTAATACGTAAAAAATTACCCTCTTTAACTAATTCATAATTTTTATTTTTATCTTCTTTCTTTTCTTGTGTTTTAATAGGTTCTTCTTTATTAACTCTTTCTCTGTTTTCTAACTCTTTTTTAGCAACTTCTTTTAATTTTTCATCTGCTTCAGGTTTTTCAGTGAATTTTTTTAAATCTTCAGTTGAAGTTTCTTTAGTGTAAGACTCTGGTTTATTAGCGTCTTTCTTTTCGTCTTTCTTCTCTTCTTTTTTGTCTTCTTTCTTAGCACGTACCCCTTCTTTATATTCCTTCCATTCACCAGCTCTTTTAATATATTTTCCACCCTTCCAATCTCTGATAGTTCCTTCTGGTAAACCCCTTTTGCCTGGAATATTAGGTGTTACAGCTTTTTCTATTTTTTCTCTTAAATATACCTCTAATTGTGTTCCATTATCTAATTGAACTATTTTATAAGAAAGATTATTTAAATCAGTGTTTGCTTTTAATATATCTTCAAATTGTTCTTCTGAGATATTGTTTTCTTCTCCTTTTTTAATAAGTTCGTTTATTTTACTTTTATAAGTATCTATAGTTGATTTTTTAAAAACCTCAAATTTATTAGATTTTAATATAATTTCATTAAAATATTGTTCTGTGTAATCATATCTATTTGAAAATAGATTTAAATTTAAACCTTCGCTCATAAAATTATTTTTTTTAATTGTTTTTAATTGTTTTTATAAAAATATAAAATTTTATTATAAAATAAAATAAATTATTCTATATAATCTGAAAATATTTTTACTATTTCATCATATATGTCTTGTTCATCATTATAAAATATATTTATCATAATTATTTATTTGAATTTATGGTTATCTTAATTAATTGATTAATATCAAACATATTATATATATTTTATATATAACTTATTGAGTATAATGTCATTAATGATTTTCAAATATTTCTACTTAATTTTTACTATTTTTTTTAAAAATATGCTATTTTATAACTATTTATTTTTCAACTAATTAGTCTACTTGTCTCACTACAAAAACAAAACTATTTTTCACATTAATTTATAAAACATCTAAAAACAACCAAACCGTGCTCCTATATATAATAATATACTATTATATAACCAATAAAAATTATCACCGCCCAATGTACTTTGGTATTCCCCAAAATCCTCCTTTGTCCATTTATGTTCTAAGCAAACAAGATTTAATGCTTCGGTTAGTAAACTTCCATCTATGTTATCATTTGTATTTGTATTTCTATACCTACCATTAGACGCTTCATCTAAAATAGCATTCCATTTTGGAAGTATTGCTAAAAATATTTCATCATCTTGTTTATTTCTTCTGTATTTGGTCATAATTTTTACAGTTCGTAATAATGTATATAGAGCTTCGCTGTTTGATTCTTTATATGATATTATTTATTATGTTATTATGTTATCTTATCTTTTTAGTGTTAGATGTCTCTTTATCTTTATAATCTATATTCTTTCTATTTTTATCTTTCATTTATTTCTAACTTATATCTTATTTCTTTTGTTTCAATTAAATTTAGTTCCATGTCGTTTGTTTTTTATAATTTATACTTATGTGAAAATCTTAATTGGTTTATGGGGATTTTGTTCTACTTCTCTTTCTATTATTTTTGATGTCATATTTTTATTTTTATTTAATTAATAATTTATTAAAATATTTAATACGTTTATTTTTTAATTACTATTCTAAATCCGGGGTGTGAGAATGCTTCATAAGTTGATTTATGTTTCTGATGATACATCGCAGGGCATAACTTACTTGAACTACAACCACTTAATAGTATCGTGAATAATAGTAATATAATGATGTACTTCATACTTATTTTAATTTAAAACACGATTTACAATAATTAATAAAATCTTTATATTCTTTATCTATATCCATTGTATTATTTACTTTACGACATGCGTGTAAAACTGACGAGTGGTTCATGGTAAATACATCTGCTATTAGTTGTAATGTTTTATACCTATCTCTTAAATAGAGTAAATAGAATACTACATGCCTAGCATCAGAAATATTACGTTTCTTAGTCTTAATTTTTAACTCTCTTAAATCTTTAATATCGTATCTTGATTTTATAGCATATAAAACATCTAGCATTCTTAAATCTTTAGATAATACTTCAGTATAATAATTATCTATTATAGATGATAGATTTACTTCAGTAATGTTTTTATTTACTTTACTTATTAAATATTTACTAAACTTTAAATAATCAGATTTATTCATATCTATCGTATAATTCTTTTAGTAAAGCTTCGGTACTATCTATATACTTAGAATTTAAATTTTTAATTACCGTATCTTTTTGCTTTAAACTATCTGATGTGATAATAAAGTCTTTTTGTAGCTTACTCGGTTTACTTTTTAAAACTTTAATTTCTTTATCCGTTTTAACAGCTTCACAAGTTTCAATAATCATTACCGATAAAGCCATTAAAATACCTATTGCATATAACGTACCTATATATATACGTCTTTTAGTTATATATTTTTCTTCGCCCATAATTAACTTCTCCTTTTATATTTTAATTTATTTTCAGCAGGTACATAATGTTCCTCAATAAAGTTATTTAAGTCTGGCAATTTAAAATAAATCTTTCCCTTTATTTGTGAGTAAGATAAAATCTTATCATCTTTATATTTCCATAAAGTTCTTTTACTTACTTTTAAGAAATCCATTGCTTCTTTTGTAGAAAGTAAATTACTTTCTGCCTTTTGTGTTTTTAAAATTTCTATTTCTTTTTTGATTTCAATAATATTTCGCAAAATGATAATTTTAAATTTTTCTTCTTGTAGTTTACCAACTTCAAAATTTTCTATATATTTAACGTTTAAACTTTCGATTAAGTCTTTTATTTGTTCTGTTAAAGTTTTTTCCATAGTTAATTACTTAGATTATCTAATTCATTTTTAAGTCTTTTAATCTCTATTTTAATTTCTTTTATTCTTTTGAGTTTGTAAAATTTAATATATCTATTTAAATCTTTAGGTTTGCATGTATTACCTTCACCGCCGTTAGAATCATGAAACCCACTATTTATTCCGCCCCACCAATCGGATGTCGCGAATAATTTAGTAATCTTACCGTTTCTATCAAATCTAAATTTTATATAAGGCTTTTTTTCTGTGGTTTTTGGTATTTTCATACTTTTTAAATCTGAGCCCGTAATTATTTTATATTTAATAGTTTAACCTTAGCGAAATTTTTGGTTTATATCCTTTAAATTTACTATTACATCCTGTAAATACTATAAATGTAAACGATATAGCTAAAATCATTACAATGATTAAATATATTGTCCAAAATACTGTTGTAGGTTTAAATTTATTTTTCATATAGTAATTCCGTAAATTTCTTTTATTTGTTCTTTGTTCATTTGTATTAGATTGTGCCCTTTAGAAGTATCCTCTTCTATAACAAAATATTTACCACTAGAACCCGAGCCTATTATATGAATTAACTTATGGTCTTTTTCGTATTGAAATGACTTTATACTATTAGGGATTTGTTTCCGTATAAGGAGTTCTTCATCGGGATAACCAAAACTCTTCATAAATTTTATCTCCTCATCTGTTAATACCTCTTTTTTATTCTCACAACTCCAAATATGGAGTATCTGTTCATTAGATAAACCTTCGTAAGGGCTTTTACTATAATATTTCATACAATAATTCACCAAACTATCTTCCATATTTTCTAAATTTTGTATCGGTAGATTATTCCACCAATCTAATGCTTTTTTTAAATTATTTTCCATAATATTTAAATTATTAATATTTAAAAAAGTAGTGGCTCAAAAGGCGATATTGGTTAAGACAATGATACCTATCCTCGCCACTACCTTTAAATCTTACTTATTTACTTCCGTTTGGTGGAGGACAATAAGGTGCAGGGTAAGGGATTGAACCATTGCATACAGCTTTGCTTGTTGGCTTCAATGTAGAAGCATTAGCAACGCTTACAACAAAGCAAGATGCTACGACTTAAATCATCAGTTTTTTCATTTTGATTGTTTTAAATTAGTAATTATTGTTTATTTTATTCTTTAATATATTTATTTCTAAAATTGGTTATTTTAATTGTATCAATGTTATTATTATTGGTTTTTAATTCTTTTTTAAATTCACGTTTGTTTTTAAAAATACCAACCAAATCAGAAGTATGTTTGGTGGCTGCTCCTGTACCTGCTATGCAGAAAAAGGAAGTAAAAAAGTAAAAAGTTATCGTAGTAATCATAATTTTATTTTTTAAAAATGTTTATTTTATTTTCTAACCACATTTGTTGTAATATACTATCGTTTAATTGTATTCTTACAGCTTGTTTATTATATCGAAATAATATATTACCTGAAGATAATTCAAATGGTTTTTGAGATTTTATTTTACCATACCATTTATAAGTATTTAGATTATATAATAATTTAATTTTATCACCATTTTCTTTTTTTACTATATATATTATATAATCAACTAAATATTTATATTTAATTAAAAATTGTTCTACAGTTAATGGTTTTTTTAACTTATCATCTTGAACGAAATTAAATAAAACCTTATAACTGTTTATTTGCTTAATTAATTCTATTTTAATCAACTCACCATTTTCATCATAATAAGATGTTTCATTATTTATCGTATTAATTGAAAATATATCGTTGTTACTATATTTATGATAATATACCATTAATGGTTTTTTCATAATTTTTTAAAAATTAATTATGGTATAAAATTAACATAAAAAACAATAGAAAAAACAATTTGGAATGTATAATTTGTTTAAAATTAATACATTAAATGTTTATATATGTTAAACGAAAAGTTTACTTGAATTTATAATTTATTGATTGTCAGATGATTTAATATTTTCTTTTAAAACGAAAGTTCTTTTAGGAAATTCCCATTCTCTACGTGTTTTATTCCAACTAGATACTGGTACAAAAAATCCAACTACTCGTGTAAACATATCCTCTATATGCTCACCGCATATTGAACATATTTCTTTTTTACCGAATGATACATGTCCTTTTATGCATTTACTGTATACAGCATTTAATGCAAAATGTTCACAACCTGATTCTATAGAATATTTTATTATCTTTTCAGCTTGAGATGCTGTTACTTTTTCACCTATCATACAGTGTACTATCCCACCGCCAGTTATCAACTTATTATATTTACCGTCTATGGCCATTCTTTCCCATATAGTACTATCTTCCCATAGTGGTACGAATTGATTAGAATATAATTCGTAATTTACCTTTTCTTTATTATATATTATTTTATCTACGTCACATAATCTAACTGCGAATGATTCGCCTGGGATAGCTTCGATATTACCTATTATATTATATTCTTTAGATAATTGATTTACTTTATTATTAAAAAATATTAATATCTCACCTATTAAATCTTTATTATTATCTATATTAAATCTTTTTCTTAGTGTTTCATTAGCTTCATATACTCCAAGTATACCAAACGTAGAAAATAGTCTATTTAATTGAATCCACCCTGATTTAACAAAATATTGCAATCCCTTATCTGTTAGTGTTTTAATTAAATCTTTATGTGATTTTAATACTTTAGCTGTAGATTCTAATCTATTGTTTAATATTTCATAATAATTTTCTTCAGATTCACACTCTAAAGCTATTCTATTCATATTTATTGTTACGACTCTATGTGAACCTAAACTAACTGAAGCGCCGCCGAAAGAATTAGATTGAGATGCTAGTTCTAACATTTCAGAATTATTAATCAAACGACAGCAACTTGCGGTTTTTGTACCTTCTGATGTAAATATATTATATCTATATATGTCTCTTTTACATATATCATGTAGAAATTTTTTATCTAATATTTTAATTTCACCGTTTTCTTTTTTAGAAATATTTACAGTGCAGTTTGAAGTATTTACCCCACAAGGTAAAGTAAACAAATGTTCTTCGTTATTTACTTCAATATTGTAAACTTCCACCGGTAATTCCTCTTCAAATGGAATTGCAGAATGTACAATAAAACTATCTTTTCTGTTTTGATGACGGCGCCTTGTTTTTTCTTCTTCTTTCAAAAATTCTTCTACCTTAATAAAACTTGTAAATGAATTTTTCAATTCCTTTTTATAAAAACAGATTCTGTCACCCTTTTTTAAATCCTTTGCAGCCACTAATCCTTTATTTGTAGGAAATTTGTGTTCTGGCGTTACTATAATATCTTTTCCCACCCCATTCTTAGATTTTATCTTAACAAAATTTTTACTTAACCCCTTGTAAGTTTTCATAATTTTAACAGGGGTTCCTTCATATTCTGTATAAAAATTTTTATCAGATACATCGCGCCAACCTTCATTCTTTATAAAACTCTGTAAATCGATTAAAGAATCGTTTACTATAATTAATTCAGACCCTTTAAAACACACTGGAAAGCGATATGGCATTCCACCTTGTAGTGGGTCTCCTTTATCGAAGAAATCTAAAAACAAATCTTGTAATGTAATTATATATTCGGTAATGAATTGTTCTTCATTTATTTTTTCATTACTTATATCTTTTGCTAAAAGATGATTCTGTTCTTGAAAGATTAATTCATTTAATATTTCATTTTTTTCAAAATACCATCCAAAATTATCATCATTTATTAATGTTTTAATTTTTTCTCTATCAAATATAGAAATATTCGTAAACGGTGATTCATTAGCATTTCTTGATAAATGATTTACTGAATGTACGAATTGTTGAAATTCATTTTCTATTTGTTTTCTTAAATTATTATCATCTCTTAATTGAAATAATGAATATTTATGTTTATATATGCATAAATGAGCTATATCTAAAAAGAATGTACCAACAGCACAAGCACCTGCTAAATGATTACTTAATTGATGAACTGTTTCGCATAAAGACGATATATATGAACTTACTCTTTTAGCTCCTTTTGATTGTAGTTGACCGAATGGTCTACCTATAGTAATTAATTTTGATGCGTCTATAGCGTAACAATATGGTTTCATTAATTGAGTGGAGTCGGATATACCTATAGATAAATCTAACATTTCACCTACTAATCTTTTAGCTTCTTCTTGTCCGTAATTATCTTTCATCACTCGATATAAATAATCAAAGCCAACTAATTTTTTAGTTGACGCCATTACTTCTTGATTAATACCTTCGATAGTTTTTTCATTCTTATTTGAATTAGCATCTATACTTATATCGTTTAATCTTTCATTGATTATTTTTGCAATGTTTGATACGAAATCAAAATTATCTTTATGTAATCCGTGTATTTTTAAAATATTATCAATTATATCTTTATCTTCAATATTATATTTGATTTTTAAATTATCTTCTAAAGACTTCCTTATATTTTTTAAAGTTCTATTGGTTCTTACATCATCTGTGAACATTTTTATCTCCCCTTTTTATTATTAATTAAAATAGTATTTACCTTCTTTTGACAATAAATTAAATTGTGAATCGTATAAATGTTGATTTTTTGAAGCGAATTGTATAAAATCATCTGTTTTTAATGATTCTTGCTTTAATTCTTCTATATATTTACCCGTTTTTATAAATTTAAATCCACTTATATCGTTTTTTACTACATAATCTATATCATACCCTGTATATACGCAAAAATCAAATAAATTATTAGTGCTGATCAATAACTCTCTAGTAAAGTCTATATTTTTATTAAAAAGTGGGTCTCCACCTAATAAACATATTTTATTACTTTTTGTATTTTTAGATTTTATTTTTAATAATTCTATCAATTTAATTACACTTATAGTGATTTTATTATCATTTTCAATAGTTATATCAGCCAATGATTTATTAATACATCCCATGCACCCTATATCACAACCTAACATATAAATCGAAATACATTGGTCTTCATTGTTAGGATAGTCCAAAAAAGAGTTATTTATTAAGCAATTAGTGTAATAATGATTCATTGGGTTATTATGAAATAAAAATATTAAAAAATTAATTAAAATTAAAATTTTTAATTAATTATTATTTTGTATTACTTAATAGTCTTTTAGGTGCTATTAATATGACTGGTTTTGTTTTAATATCTTGTAAATGTATACCGACAACATCATAATTATATTGAGTATTAGATTTTTTTCTAATTTCTTTAATTACTTCTAAATAATCATTTTCTTCACAATATACTTTTATTGGTGTAGTATTATCATATACAGCTATCAGTACTTCTTGAAATTTAGGTAAGATTTTAGATGTTTTAGGCATGTTCTTTAAAGTAATGCAAGTACCGTAAGCGTTTATTAAATAATTTATTTTTTTCATATTTTGATTTTATTACTCAATATTTTTTACACTCATTTTTAAATATTTGGTTGCGTATGATGTTAATAACTTAATATCTGAAGAATTGTTAGTACTAAATACTAATACCCTTCCAAATAATGATAATATACCGTTGGTAAATTCGAACTCATTTTTTAATGTTGTGAATATATTTTCATCTAAAATAGAATCACCAATCAATGTTAAAACATTAGAATCAGAATAAATCTTTATTATTTCTATATGTATATTATTCTGTTTTTTCACCATCAACTTGTCCTTTAAACCAGTTACATAAATCATTTTTCATATGTAATTTATCTGTATTTGATAAACCGCTTACATTCACCGCACTTATTATCTTTTTCAAACGCTCTATATATTCATCAAATAATTTAGCTTTAATATATAAATACTTATGCTTTGGTGTATCGTTATGATTTGGAAAATTTACTGAATTTTTTTCTTGCATATGTTTAGTTTTTATCTATTTTATCTTTAGTGTCGTTTATTTCAGCTCTTTTTCTTTTTATTTTACTTATTATATCTTCTTTCAATTCATCACCTAATTTAACCTCTTCAAACGGAACATCTTCTATTTTACTATTAGCTAAATTAATATTTCTATTGTTTTCTGCATTTTTCTTTAATGAATCCATGTCATACACCATAGCACTAGGATATATTGGATTATCATCACTTAAATCTAATGTTTTACCAAAACCATTGTATTTATTATAATGACTATTATGTAATTTATTTAGTAAAAATAATGGGTTACATCTTAATTTAGTAGCGACTCTTGATATAATAATATCTTTTATACATAACTCTTTTTGTGTTAAACTTATGATATGTGATTGAACCGTTCCTTGTAAATTTAAATCAACGCTACCGCCTAAAACCAAATCCCCTTCAACTTCCTGTTTTACTTCTTTTAATATTTGAAGAAGTAGTTTCATATCATCACCGCGTTTACCATTAATTTCATAAATTAACTTTCTATCTTCATATAAATCACTATATTCTTCTAAACGGCTCTTTTTATGAAAAAGTCTAACTACATCTAAATCATCTTTGTATTCTCTTTTTAATTCTTCTATTTTATCGAAGTGTTTAGCTCTAAATAAAGCTAAATCTTCTTTATGTATATCTAATTTTTTTTCTTTTTTTAATATATGTATGAGTTCTTTTATAGAGTAAAATTTACTAAAATACTCTATTATTTCAGCCCCAAATTCATCTAATCTAACATCATATGCCGGTTTTACTATTTTATGATAACTTGAGTTTACATTACCATATGCTTTTGATTTTATTGCAACCATTTGCATCTTATAAGATGAAATGGCTTTATATTTTTCATATAAAATATTTGATTCTTCTTTTGGTAATTGACCTATCCATTTTTTTACAACTGAGGGGTTATTTCTGAAATCTATTACTAATCCTTTTATACTTGTATTATGTAAAAACCCTATCTCATTAACCAATTCCTTTAATTTTAAAAATGAATCGTAGTAATCCCAATCTACTATAAGTGCTTTGTTTATTTCAAAATGACTCTCGTTTATCTTATTGGAGGTTCTTTTCATCCGATATTAATTTTATTATTCTATCAATTACATCTAATTCATCTAAATACCAATTAGCATTTGTTTTTTTACTTTTTTTAAGCGTTTTCTCGACTTCTAATCTATATTCTAATAAATAATCTAATAAAACATTATTTGATGTGTTGATTAATTGTATTGATGTATCATATTTCTGTAAAAATAAATGACCTATAGATACTTTTTGCAAGTCCTTTACGCCTATTTTTTTACATATTTTTTGCTTTTCTTCTTGTTTTAAAATACATTCTTTCATTTTATTTATTATTTCTTATCATGTATTATTCTAAACTCCATAACATCTAATAAATAAAACCACGTTTTGTTTATTAATTCAGTATGATTTTGGTGAAAATGGCTATATATCCAGTATTTTATTTCGTTATTTTGTTTTAAAATATTAAATACTTCTGACATCTTTTGTCTTTCATTTATTAATTCTTCTTTCAAACTTTGGTCTTTAATAAAATAATTATTTAAATTACCAAACTGTATTGGGTGAGTGAATGATGGACAAGTGTGGCTTACTACTATATCTATATTTCTTAATTTAGTTAATTTATTTGATTTTAAATTGAATAATTCATCAGGCCAATAACATAAATTATTTATATTTTTTAAATTATGTTGTTTTCTTATATATCTATCTACAGATATAGCGCCGCCTAAAAATAAATGATTTATACCAGATATATTTACAACGGAATAATCTTTTAATAAAAAAAGATTAGAATAATGATAATTATTATTAAAATAATTAGGGTTATCGTGATTTCCTCTTACAACATACATTGTAATATCTCTTGACGAAAGGAATGAATTTAACGTATTTAAATCGTCATTATCGATAATATCATTAAAACCTATACCGAAATCACCTGTAGATATTAAAAAACATTTTTTTAATTTATTACCTATTATTTCTTCTTTAAGTTGAAAAAAATTGCGATGTATGTCACCTATATATATTATCATTAATTCACACTTTGTTTTAAGATAATAAAATTACTAAAAATAAGCATAATAAAATAATAATTGTTTATATTTTTTGTTTATGAATTATAAATTTAAAATTTACTATTAATAATAAACCGTGCTAATTTATTATATAATATGTGATTTATTATATTGTATTTTAATTAATTAGATTAAAAAATGATTTTATATTTTTGCATAGTTAATCTTTTATATGCACCTGGAGCTCCTTTTGAAATAGAGTTTTCATCACAATTATTTTGTATAAATTTTTTAACACCAGTTGCCCCAATAGCGTGGCTCATAGATAACAACCCACATTGGGTTAAATAATACCCATCTATCGTTTTACCACTATATTTATAAACACCATTGACAGTTAGCTGTCTATCATTTTCTTTTAAATAAAGAAACATTAACATATCTTGAAATTCAGGTGTAGATAGAAAAAAGTTTTTAGAGAATTGTAGTCCTTGTTTTTCAAAAAAACTTCTAGTTGTTTTTAGCATTTGGTATCTTCCCCATGCATCGCTTTTTTCATTTATAGTTTTATAACCAGCTGGGTCTTCTTTTGTGTATTTTACTTCTGTTGAAGCTATATAATCAAAATATTTTTTTATATCTTTGTTTATTAAGTCTTTTATTATAACAGTAGAGTCATTGTTATTACGTATTTCGATATATTGTACACTTACATTATTATTATTATTCTTATTAACTGTAAATAAGTATATTATTATAAATAATGATATAAAAACAACCGTATACAATAAATACGTATATTTTTGATAATTCCACCATATATTGAATTTTCGCTTTATTATTAAATTTAATAATTTAAAAAATAATGGAGATAAAAATAAAAATTCATCATGCAAATCCTGCAATACTTTATCATTTTTATAAATAGATGATTTATTTTTAAGAGCTATCTTTTTTAATGTAAACGTTATAATTCCCATGTTTTTTTATTTAATCGATTTATTTGTTTGGTATACGTATTTGAAATACTTTGTTA